TTGAGGGGCGCTCATAGATGGAATCTGGGATTGCTGTGGCATTTGTTGCGCGGCTTCAAGTCCTTGGGGCGAAAACATCCCCATCCCCTCGCCTGCCTCTTGTTGTGGCATCGGCATCGCAGAATCTTGTTGTCCACCTGTTTGTGCAGGCGCGCCACCTTGTTGCCCTGTAAGCCAATTTTGAAGCGCTTTATATTGATTAATGGCATACATAGGACTATCTTTTTGCGCCGCACGCGCCGCCGCCGCCTTACTAAGCTTTAATTGCTCTTGAAAATGACGCTCTAATTGCGCCTGTTTCTCACGCTCCAAAACAGGCTGCATAAGACGCGAAAACATACCAGACCCCGTATTAACGCCCTTCATCAATGTCTGCTCAAATGGCTCTGGCATAGGAATATTAAAAGGCATTATCTACCTCCTGATAAAGACCAACCTTTGCCGCCCATGTAATTACCGAGCATACCCCCCATTGGGCCAGCTAAAGCACTTCCAAGCAATCCCGTTCCCATGCCAAGCAATCCACTAAACATTCCACCAGGTGAATTTTGTTGACCATATGCCATACCCGCAGAATTCTGCCCCATGTTCATAGCATTTTGCCCCATGCTCATGGCATTGTGACCCATGTTTGCCGCAGTTGATGCACCTGTATTAAATACATTACCCGCAATTCCTGTGCCTGCTAGCATTTTCTGCATTAAATCTTGCATGTATTGCTGACGGTCTGCCGCACCTATTTGCGAATTTCCGGCTTGTATAGCTTGAAGTGCGGGCGTAGATCCCATCAGCCCCATCGAACTTGCCGCATTTAACCCATGCTGGGAAGCTTCGCCTTGAAGCATCTTAGCATAAGGACTTGTCTCATAACCCTGCGCCCATTGATTTTGAAGTGCCTCAGGATTTAAAAGTTGATGCATAGCGCCTGATAAATCACCATAAGCCTGTTGCCCATATTGATTATAAGGACGCGCAAAATCTTGAGCTTGATTGTAATGCTGGCCTGCCTGCTGATAATATTTATCTAGCTGTTTTTGGCCTTGTTCATATCCCCTTTCGGGATGTAAAAAACTTGATAGCAAGCCCATAATGTATATCCTTATACAATAACAAATCCGGTTGTTTGGTCACTCACTGTAACCCATGTCAAATTGGCCTCAACACATATTATTTCTATACTATCATACCTACTTGCAGATGTGATGCTAACCGACGCACTCCCACCAACACTCGCTACTTTTATGGTTTGTCCGCTAGCCGGAAAGGGAATTAACACCCATCCCGCCGCCCCAAATCCCGCAATACTAATGCGTGCGCCAACCGGCGATAATTCCGGCAATGTAATAGTCGTTAATAAGTCATTTTGTACAATATAACTTGAATTGCTTTCAGCCGCCTGTGTCGTGCCCGCAATTGGATTAATAGAACTAATAACCGCTGATATGTCTCCTAAGTTCTCATTTAGCGTATCAACTAATACCCAAATCCATTGCAAAAACTGGTAATCAAAATCACTATGCGCGATAGGCGATGAATCAACTTTATCTAAGGCTAACATTAATTAGCCCCGCCACTTACACGCCTTGTGTTGCGAACAGCTCCCAATATCACAATTGGAGACGGACTTACACAAATCAACTTATAACAACGATTGCGACTTGCATCCAGCTCATACCATCGCATACGCCAGCGATAATCACCTAGGGCACTAAATTCCCGAACATCAGCGGTTTTAAATGTCACGCCCCCATCATCGCTATAATAAAGTTCGATATGCGGCTTAAATAAAATATTGTAAAATGTATCGTTTAATGTAGGCGTATTTGTGCCTTCCTCAATGATATATTTGCCGTCTTCCGTTATTAAATAAATTGGGTTTTCAGGCGTGCTATCCTCGCTCACCAAAAATACTGTATTCGGGAAAGGGGATGTGCTTTTATAAAAGGTTTGCTCGCCAAAAACAAAATCAATTTCCACATAATCGTCAACAAATTCCGCATAATCATCCAATATCAATTGGCGCGTTACAAGTTCATAGCGCATAGGTTCGCGTAAGAATGCATCTGCGGCTTGTGGATCAGCTTGGTCTGGGTTTCTTTTTTCATTGATATAAATATTGCCCGCCATTTCATAGATAACCGGGTCGTCTTGAAGTACAACCAAATGCTTGTTATTAAAATATACATGTTTTTGTATGCGGTTGCGCTCACCATTGACTTCTATCACCCGCCCCCATTTTTCGGTTTCAAAGTTGCGCTCAAGCGAATATGCGCTTTGTGTTACATCAAGCGTTCCAAAGTCCTCAAATGTGCCAGCACTTGCCCGGTAAAATATTGTGTTCTCATATTGATAGATAAATGCATGAACATCATTTATCAAAAAGGGGCTTAATTCGCCTGCTTGTGTTGAGTTTTCAAGAAGTACATTTATGGCTTGTGATGATATGTCACCGGGTGCTTGCCCTTGCGTCATTAAAAAAGAGACTAGACCGTCGGCGTTTCGTGCCAGCCAGATCATCATACCAAAACCTACGGCAAGACTATGTGGATCGGATATTCCATAATCAAAATTATATGACGAATTCAATTTCCATGGGAATTCGCGCGTTACTCCCGCAACAGTAATTTGAGTCGCAATATTAGCCCAAACATCAGTTGTAAAACTACACAAAATGTATAATTGCTGATGAAGAACCCCAAATTGCCCAATAACACCAGATGCCCGACCAACAAGAGGCGCGCCATTGATAGTAAAATAATCCGATACCGTTCCCGCTAAATTTAATTGTGTTAAGGCAAAATTAGGCGTGTTGGCCGTACTCACCACAAATCTGTTACCAAAGGCCGCGACATACGTTGGATTTGCAGGCCTATTGCTATCAGTAACCACCGCGGACGTTACTGTTGATCCATTTTCGGTTATAACAAAAATATTATCGCCATCGGTCATCATGTTATAAATGGTAGTATCCACTGCCAATGTCGCAAACCAAATATCACCGCCTAGCGCTACATTTATCGTTAATGTCTTTCTGTTATAAAACTTATCAAACTGATAAACCGATGTTCCATCAATGACATATAAATAGTCAATGGACTTAAAAACCTCGCGCGGTTCGTTGTTAAATATCAGGCGATTTTGGTTTAAAAATTCTATGTGTTTGCGCCCCATTGCAGGATATAGCGCTTGTTGTTTTTTGCCTGATTCAACCTGTATTCCATACCAATTCGCGCAATCCATCGCGCCAAATTGCGTGAATCTTTGCTTGTCGTAGTAACAAAATATGGGGAGCGCTTCTATAGGCATCCTAAATCCCCGCTCTAACGCGCCAAGCTCCATTTAGCAATGACTGCTCATCGCCTGCAATTGATAAATTAACCTCAGATGCCGCCTCCATTGTATCTTTTGCTTCGCGATACATTTGCTCAAGCGGGGCTGTCCATGCTTCCGCGCGCCCCTTATAAAGCGCCACATCTTTCGCGCAAGCTGGTAATAAAAAGCGTATGTAATATTGTGGAAGACTACTCATATCATCGTTTGATGTAAGTATAGGCAATTGAAATTTACCGCGCGCAAAGAATGTAAAAAATTGGGAAGGCGCGGGATACAATTGCGCGGTTACAAATTCTGTTTCAGGAAATACTATAATAAATCGTGGTAACCCTTGCAGAGGTTCATATTTCCAGGCCGCTAGGAATTCATCGCGTGATTTGTTAATCAAAGGGTAAGTTACCCCTGATAATACAAGCCATGCGCTATCCAGATTCGCAAGTCTTCCTAACGGGATTTGTACGAGTGTGGGGTCAGCTGGCGTTATCACATAATTAGGATCGGTAAATATAATTGATTTGTTACCAAGATTAATGTCCGCACTTACGGTTTTAGCAATAGTAAGCATTAATCCCGTTGACGCATAAAACTGTAATAATTGGTTTAAAACCTGAATACAAAGCTTTTCATCATCACCATGCAAAGGTGTCGTAGGATTATGCGCATTGATTAACCTGTAAACTTGGAAAGCAAAGTCACGAACAGTATAAGCCATTATTTGCTCCGTTTTTTACGACTAGCGCCTTTAGCGATAGAGATAACCTCAGCATCTTTTTTGGGTACATTCTCATGGCTTGCAAACCAAACACCTGTTTGCATATGTTTCTCAAAATCAGCCCAAGAATTTACAAGACGGCGTGTGCCATCTGCGGCATAGACAAAAGCCCTGAAATTCTCAGGTGATATTTGACGACCTTTATAAATAAGTGGAATCCCTTCCATTACTACCTCCATAAAATGAGACGCCCGTAGACGTCCCATCCTTTAAAACTTATGAACAGATACGCACTGCAAACTCAGGGTTAATTGCAACACCGCAAATTACGTCAATTCGGTCTAATTGTTCGTAGTTTCGGATATCAGCACCCAATGAGTAGGTCATTGCAAGCTTGTATAAGTCACTGTAACGGGTTACAGCCTCAACACCACCTTTCAATTCCTTGATAGGAGGAGCTGCAAATACTATT